AGTTCTGAGCCAACTTGGCAGCTTTCGTTTGATGTCTTCAATTGTGTCTCCGGCATATCCAAATTCTCCCTTTGTGTAGTTCTGGAATGTTACAGTGACTCTAAAGTCAAACCCCGGAACTAAGAAGTTTTTTTGTAACTGAAGTGATCCAGTTACAATGTTACCGGCACTGCCGCCGCCAACTCTATATGTTACGTTTACGATTGAGCCAGTAGATGGAATCATGCCAGCCCTATTGTTTCCAAAGATTACGAAAGCATTGTAATCAGAATCATATTCAACTCTGTATTCTCTCCTCGGTTGAGAATCTGTGAAGTAATCTACTTGTGTCCAAGATAATCCATCAACATAAACACTGACTGAATTCCAGATAACAGGACCAGAGCTTAGAGAAACAGATTGACTTGTTTCTCCTGTGCCATTAAATTGCTGGCTGATTGTTGTGCCTTCTATTCCTATCAAACTTGTGTTTATGAACTGCCCGGCACTAATATACACAGAATCTGTAAACCTCGGATTCTTGTTCGCATCTGATTCGAACAATTCAATTGTCTTTGGACCTTCTTCTGTTGAATAATCAACCAAAATTGGAGTTGGGATTTCTAAATCTGTTTCCAACAGGTTGTTAATTGACGCAGACCAAAAAGATCTGCCTCCAATTGGTGGTTGTGGTTTGAATCCAACAAGTGTTGCTAGTCTGAAAGCATTGTCAACTTCTGTAACTGTGTCGATGAAAACTTCATTGGCAATTTGATCAATTTTGAAAGAAAGAGTGTCTGCGATGAACGCCCAATTCTCTATCAACATGATAGCCAGATCTGACTCGACAAAATCGTTGAACGTGTCTGTAAATTGTTGCTTGATGTAATCAACAAGTCTAGCTTTCATTGACCAGAAGTCTTGATTTGTATAGTTTACATTTACCAGATTTGGAGTTTTAACCAAGCTGGATACATCATATGGCGTTACATCGAACGGGCAATTGGGAAATGTCATTATTTTCCTTACAGCGGCAGTTGCAGTTTAAGAGTTTCTATCTGTGAAATATTTTCTGGATCAAAGAACGATATAGAGATCCCCAATATCGCATCAATCTCTTCCCTCGAATCGTTTTGATCCAAATTATCTACGTTAAACCTAGATGTTACATATATGTTAGAAACTACTATCCGTGGTTCCCATTTTTTGATTGATTCAGAAATCATTTGCTTTGCCATGATTTCCAAAGCTTTGTCATTTGGTTCAAACACAAGCTTCCTTAAAGGAGTGCCGAATTCTGGTAACATCACACGTTCTCCCGGATTTGTCAGAAGAAGTTGCAAAAGATCAGCCTTGATCTGTTCCACATTATTTTTCTGTGCCATCAGACCTCTAGCTGTTTTCACCAATGGATATTGTAACCCAATAAACTTTTTCATAATCACCTTTAGAATGTAACGCTACCAGCACCTGTGTCAATCGTCTGTGTTGACGACTCACAAGGAGGATCTTTGGCTGATGCCATTTGAGAGTTGTATTCTTGACAATCTCCTCCACCACAAGGAACTTGACACGGATGGTAAGCTGAGGCGAAGACTCTTTCACTCATGGCTTTTTCCGTCCAGTGTAGAATTCCAGTCAATGGACAAATTACAGGACATCGTGCCACAATTACATTATATAGACACGGACCCTTACATCCTCCTCCTTCTTTAGGAGGGCAGTCACGGCCAGCCATCAGTAGTATCTGCTTTTCGGCAAAGAAGATATGAAGTTGACCAGAGTATCTGAAATCTACATCTTCTGTGGAACTCATGCGTTTTTTGGAAACATAAGTAAACTTGTCTGAAGGATTCTTCTCTTTGTCGCCAACCAGAACAATGTCCATATCGTATGTCTGCCTGATGGCATGTCCTCCAGCACGAAGGAACACAATTCCGGGAGTTCCTTTCGGTCGTCCTTGAAATCGCAAGAAGTGAGGCCCTCGACATTCATCCGAATCACAAGAATTACACTTTTCATCTGTATTCGGATCTACACATTGTGGATGAGTGATCTGAATCCATTGCTGTTGTGTCTGTTCTTGAGAATTGTCGTCGCTGAACTTCATCTCCAAACCATATCCAGATTTAATCTGAATGAAAGCCTTTGTGGCTTTGGCTTTAGGAGTTCCGCCTTCTTTGCGACATGGACCACATTGTTCATTAAGATGATCAATCATCCTAATAACATGGTTGCTTGTGCTACGCATTGTGATTCCACGTTTTGGTCCAGCTAGATTAGGAGGACATTGGCAATCTTCAGACGAACCGATTGTTTCATCATTCAATTCAATTAGATTACCTGTAGCTGACTTCAATTGAATGTAATTCATGTCGCCTCGGATTTTTGTCTCCTTTTCGACATCGCTCATCACGAAGCTGTGACCAGTCATGGACTTAATCCAAAAAACTCCAAGACATTTGTCGTTGCAACCGAAGTTGAAGTCTTCCATAGACCTTTCCCAAATCGGCTTTCCGTAAGGTTCTTCTACGGAATCATCCATGACCATTGTGTGGCCACCAATTGAAAGAAATTGAATCCCAGATTGTGGAAGCTTGCATTTATTGTTCTGCGGAGTGCCCGGACCTTTGTATGGACGACATTCGTTTTTGTGCTTAAAGAACTTGTTGGCTCCTCCCTGCGATTCGTAGTATTTCGTCGGATCATCTGGAGGTAGTCCCGGCGTGCTAGAATGTCCTCCAAGAATTTGACTACATTGAACCCCAGATGTTGTAGAACAATTAGGCTCACACATAGATTCTTTTTCTATTGGAGTGCCTTGAAAGTCTGTTAAGTAAGGAGAGTCACTGGAATTTGTTGAACAAACATCCAAAGATCCGCCGCCCGGATCTGGGGGACATTCTGGATGTGCCCATTGACCACCATAATGCAAATGGTCATCCTTCATGATCATCCAGTTGCCACAACCAGACATCATTTCAATTCTCTTCCATCTACGATTGCACTTGGCGTTTCCATCCACCATTTTAAGCATGTGCTTTTCTGGCGTCTTGAATCCATAAATGTTCGGATATGTTGATCTTGTTTGTTCGAGAGGATCTTCTATGTATTGTGTTATGTCGTCGATGTCTGAAGCATTGGTGCCTTCTGTATTCCACGGCGGGAATACTTGTGATTCATCATTTGGTCCCACCAAATATCCTTTTCGATGGCCTTTGTAAATGTTTTGATACTCTCTGTTAGGGAATACATCTAGCAATTTAGAACCACCCGGACCTCTATCTCTATGCCATGTCGTTCCAATATAGAAGGCTGCGTCTCTTGATCCACCCTCGAAGAAAATGACTAATGTAGAACCAGCAGGAGGCACCCAGTTCATTCCACAATCATCGAATCCTCCCATGTTTGAAACAGGCGAAGCAAAAGGAAGTCCAAGAACAGTAGTTTCTGGATCGTGCAGAACAGGATGATAGAATCTGACTCTGTTCTCTTTCCATGGATCAACAGTTTCTATGCACAATGCCCTTGTAAGGCCATACATGACATTTGGCGTTCTTCTGTTTTTGAATCTTGTTTTCTTAGAAGCTTTATTGACGTAGCCAAGATTGTTTACAACCTCTTCTAAGTATTTTATTCTTTCTTGAAGTGCTTCAAATTCATCTGTCATTTTATATGTGTTCCTTCAGGTGCGTCGAGGCCATCACTTGTAAGCCTCAAAGAAAGAATAGTTGTGTATGTTCCACCTTCTATTCTATGGTTTACTTTTAGAATGAACCAATCTTTTTGGCTTAGAATTGAGTTACATGAAGGTCTTGCTAACCAGTCTCCACAATTGTCACTTGATGGCAAAAGATGAAACGGATTAACAAAGGCAATTGATACTGTTTTTCCATTAATAACACCTTCTGCTTTAGTTGGGAATCTTGGATCTCCAACAATTGTCATGTCCGCCATTATTCCAGAATCCATGATGTGGATACCATCTAACAACAATTGTTTCGAGTTCGCAACATTGTTAGTGGAAGTCGCTTTTGGTCCGAGGATATCTGTGTGGGCGTTTGTTGGTGGTGTGGAAATTACTTGACCAGCACCCGGATTTCCTTTTCGTGATTGTCCCGGACATTTTTCAACACCCATCGACTTGTTCTGTGGAGATCCCGAATCTTGCACTGTGTGTGATGGAACATTTCCACCATTTGCTCCCACTGGTCCAAAGTCCCATTTGATTCTTGGGTTGAATTCAATGACTGGAGAATCTTCTCCTCCATTCACGATGTATGTTCCTATACACAAACTTGGAACACTGGATTCTGTGCAATCCAATGTTGGCTGCTCTAAAAGCATCACAGCACCGCCCTTCTTCGTGTCATCGTATTGCATCTCAAAAATCTTGTCCTTGTTGTTTGTGACCCAGCCGCTGATCCATTTTTTAGCAGTTTCTAGCTTATTGGCGGAGTTTCCTCGAAAACAGTGTTTTGGACCCTTTGGATTATTTTCTTTGAAACCAATATGATCACCGCAAACCAATTTTCCATCTTCCATTCTGCAATATTTGATTTCTTTAACAATTGGGTTTGGCTTTTCCAGAAACAATTTCTTTAAGGCATCTTTAAGAAATATTGAGTTTTTTGAATCCTCTCCATATATCTCTTCTACACCTCCTTGCAAAGATGTTGTGAGAACATCCGAAGCAATGATTTCATGTATGAACTTTCCTTGAACATAGTTTGTTTCAAGACCTTTTAACATTAGCCAATGCTTATTTGACTTCATCGCCGGAGGTGGCGTATGGCATCCAGCATTGGTCCATCCCCATTCAAACTCAACCACTCTATCGGAAGAGTCTTTGAATGTTCTCATCATATTGTTTAAGAATATTGAAAGAGAACTTCCCATTGTGTCATGAATAGTTATTTTGCATTCGACACCGCTGGAAAATCCGTAATTAAAGCTCTTGATTACTGCTGAGTTATCTAAAGAAGGGCTTGATTCATTGCCGACAGTGATCATAGATCCGCCACCATCACCGAATGTGCATCTGACCCAAGGAGACAATGTGTGTCCGGGATGAACAGTTTTAAGAGGTCCGCATTTATAATTTGTTGTGCATCCTACCAATGGCATTAGAATCTCCCCGGCAAAATAATTGTGACACCAGCCTTGAAGTCATATATGTCTTTCATTCCATTCGCTTC